TTTTCTTTTCAGTTAGGTTCTTTGCATTTACAATTGCAGTCTGAAATTCCACAGCTTTTTGAGAAGACGAGCTCTTTTTGATGATAGATATCATCTTTTGTTGAGTCTTCAACTTGCGACTCGAAGCGTCCTCTTTGACTAATAATTTGTTGTTGTTTCTCTCTATAAACCATTTATTCAATCCCTTAAAGACATCATCATGTAACAAAGGAGTAAAGTCACTCATGGTCAATCCTTTGTATCTCATGTATGGTTTCAATCCATCATATTGAGATGATGACTTTGTTGTGCCATAGAGTGATGTGGTTTCAAACAAACAAATGTCTGAACCATATTTACTATTTAACAGTTCTCTAGCTTCATGAGAACAACATAGTAGTGCAAGAAGTTTTCCACCAAGATAATTAAATCCAAATGGTTGAGTTGGTACTATAATAAATCCCATGATTGAGTGACGATTAAATCTCTTCAACTCAGGTGGTCTTCCTAACCAATCATTACGAGGTTTGCAATTGATAGTAGGAGAACCAAAACGAATAAATCCAACAATCTTTTTAGTATTCGTTTCCATGACAATCCACTTGAGTGATTTGCCAGGAATTGAACTTTCGATTGAATGAGATGTTGTTATCTGTAGTCTCTCATTGAAATATTCATTTGTGAAACCATCATCATTTCCAGCAGCATAAACTTTAAAGTTCATGTCATTTGGATGTATATCAAAGTCATCAAACATATCCTCCTCAGGCCCACAGCCAGGAAGATATGTCGGCATCTTTGACATACGATCTAATTTTACATTACGAAGATATTCATCAATACGACCCATGTTTGAAAAGTAATCGATGAATTGGTCTGCTGCGTAGGCAGCATCACTTTCACTTAGATTCATTGTAAGATAGGCATTTTATAATCTCTGTTTGGAACAGGCATAACTCTTGGTCTATTGACATATGAATCAACAAGAGTATCAAGAGATTTAGACATACTACGATATCCAGTGCCGACATAGATTTGTCCTGCCATCACGGCGAAAGTACATGCACCCCAAAAAATATAATACATATTTGATTTCACTTGATTTTTTAATTTTGTATAAGATTTAGTCATCGTGGTCATCCCAAGGATCTGCTAGGTTTTTATTTGCAAAGAAACCTTTGTATATACCATATGCGGCCAACAAAACAGTAATCACTGCAATCGATATACCAAAAGTATAATCAGGATTGAATGTAAAGTGTGGTATAAGTGTGTCATTGCACTTTGCAATTTTTTCTGGATCACTCCAAGTGCCAGGCAAAGTATAAACTGGCGGACATGCTAAAAAAATCATAGTTTGTTTTCGATCTTATGATAAACTTCTACATAAGATTCACATTTAGGACAAGTAAGGTTTGTAATTATATCATACTCCATACCTTCGTCATCGTCAATATCATGGTCTCCACCCCAGATAAGTTCTGTGTTACAATGCCAACAATTCATTATTCAAAAGGTAAGTGTGGTCTAGGAAATTTAATTCTAAATCTTTTGAGAAATCTATCAATAGCAAAGTCTCCTCCACCATAACAGAGAACACAGAATGCTCCACCAAAATATAGAATAAGAAGTTCTAACAAATAAATGTTAAAACCAGCAGTGACAATCGCATGATAGATTGCAACTGTTATTGTTCCTATAATTGACAATGCACCTAGTCTTGTAAACAATCCAACTATCAACAACCAACTACCATATATCTCAGAGTAGGCTGCAATGTATGAGGAGAATATTGGAAATGGTAATCCAATGGGTCTTACAAATGCATCTGCAAAATTTTGTATATCTGCTGTTTTTTCATAACCGTGATGTATTAACATTGTGCCTATCGATATTCTAAGTATCAATAGTCCAAACGATTTAATCATTTAAATTCACACTCCAACATTATTTCCGTGAGTGCAGCCAAGAGATTAATTTCTTGATCTGCAACAAAGGCGATTTGATATTGATATCTAGCAATGATAAGAACTGCGGCAGGGATACTGGCATTCTTGAGAGAACCATATAGAGAGTCGTATATGCGACGTAGAAGTATAGCAGGGTCATTATCTAAATTATCTACACACCACTTGCGAACAGCGGGAAAGTTTTTTTCCTTGAGATTCTTTGTAAGATCATTAATTGATACATCAGAGAATGTTGCTAGAATACCTGTGTCTATTCTACCACTTGCAGAATATCTTTGACACTCATTCAACACTCTTCTCCAATCAGGAAAATGTTTATTGATAAGTTCTACAATTACTTTCTTATCATATTCAACTCTTTGTTCATCAAGAATATAGTTAAGTCTCTTGAAGAACTCAACTGCAATCTCTTGTTTCTCTTTGCCTTTGATAGAGAAGTCTATAACTGCACATCTTGAATGTAGTGGTTCAATTATTTTGTTCTTATAGTTGCAAGTAAATATAAATCTACAATTACCATAGAACTCTTCAATGTTTGCACGAAGTAAAAGTTGAACATCATGAGTTGTATTGTCTGCCTCATCAATGATGATAACTTTGTGTTTTGCGCCACCCATCAGAGAGACAGTGGATGCAAAGTTCTTTGCCTGATTTCTTACAGTGTCAAGAAAACGACCTTCATCAGAACCATTGATAACATAAAAATCTGCACCAAGTTCATGACACAAAGCTTTTGCAACAGTTGTCTTACCACATCCAGCAGGGCCTGCGAGCAGTAAGTTTGGAACTTCACCTTTCTTTAGAAAGCTTGAAAATGTTTTCTTTGTATTTGCAGGCAAAATACATTCTTCAATTGTTTTAGGTCGATACTTTTCAACCCAAAGAAAATCACTCATTATTTAAAACCCTTTGTCTTTTTTGGTTTGTCTAGGACTTCTATCCTAGCATCAAAGTTAATCATGTCGCAATGATTCCACCACCACTCTTGAACTTCGTCCCAAGATTCTACAATGAAAGTAGCATAATGTTTAGAAACTATTTTGTAATGATGTCTATCATATGGTTTATTACAAGTTTGAGAAAAGTATCTTGGATCATTTTCTCCTATCAACTCTGTCATTCCTGTGACCTCCATTCTTTTCTCATTATAACATACTTTTCATCATACGCAGCCTTATCTCTTACTTTTTTGAAAACAGTTGCAGAGCGGGACTTTTCACAGTGTAGTGCGGTTGGCGACTGCGGTGATACGGAACCATCGCTAGCGTACTTCTTTCCACTAGGATGATTTGCATACCTACGGGAGCGAGTAAATCCCATTTCAAGAAACTTCCTTGCCATATCCATTCCAATGAAGTCCTGTTGCTCCTTATAGTCACAAAACATGGAGTAGATTTTATCAGCAGATTTGCGAGCAATAGTTTCATTTACAAATCTCCAATGAGCGCATATATCGTTAGTGTAAGGCCGTACCAGTAGCACTCCTTGTTCTCCCCTTCCAATGCGATAAAGTTTGCGATTCTCTTCAACTGTAAAATCAATGTTCTTGTAATCGAGGTCATAATCAAATTCTTTCATTTTGCTTTTTTTATATCATTGTGCAATCTTTGAGTTGCATATTCTTTCATGTATTCTTCTCTACCATCTTTGGTAAAGACCTTTCTTTCGTAATCGAAATCAGGATGAGGTGCAGCACATACAACAGGGTCTTTTGTTCTATTCTTAATAACAATAAACCTGTCAGCAGCAAATGTCCCTGCCAACTGAACTACAATCTCATCCTCATCTTTCCAGTTAACAGTGCCATCCTTCTTGGTATGAAGCATTGCTTCCTGTATTTGATCAATAATTTCTTGTGTTAGTTTCATTTTAACCAAATCCTAATTTTTTTCTTTTTGAAGAAGTAGTTTTGGTTTCAAAAAATCCAGTAAAAGTTACTCTATCTGTATCTGTGAACCAATCTTCTTTTATATAAACACTATGCCAATAATGACTAGGATATAATATTAAACTATTATACTCAATATTTGCAACATATTCAAGTTGATAATTTTGAAAATTTTCACTTGATAGTGTTCTCCAGTCTTTAGCTTTTATCTTTTTGTGTCTATCTCTAACTCTATCATGGTCATCATAATCGTCAGGAGTCCAATCACATACTGATTTTTTATTATTAAAAGAATAGAAGGCAGTCTTAACTTTATCTGATTTTGTTACATTAAGATTAAAAGCATAATCATTTAATGGATTTATATCCTCATCAGCGCCTGGAAAAGTATCAACGTGTGGGAGATATGACATTGTAGTGTACAAGTCTGCATTTCCGTTGTAACAATTACCGTAAAATTCTATTGGTTCGATATCATCTACATTATAAAATTTAGTAAATTGTTTAATCAATGGATTGAAATATGTTTCAACATTAAATCCAAAATCAAAAGATTTTCCTGGCCTAATATTGCTGTCAATACAACGATTCATCCACCAGTAACCATTTTCCAAATACTCTCTAACTTGTTCTGGATATTTTAAAACATTTTTAGCAATAACTATTGGAATGTCACTCTTTGATTTACAAGACTCAGGTATTTCCTCAAAAGATAAATCATTTAAAATGAATATCTCTTTCCATTTTTCACTAGCACATTTTATAGTCATAACCACTCAGGTTTACGGTCAGGTATGCGAAGATAGTTAGTCGCAGCCCATGGCTTCGATGCAATATATCTTTTGTATGCAACAAAGGTGTCTATGCTATCATCAAACTTCCATTCTTCAGGCATCGCACGAGGAAACTGTATTGCCTTATGATAACAATCATTGGGAAGTTGTCCAGTCTTTTCGTAAAATATTGCTTCTGCTTCTAACAATGGTTCTTCACATGTGTGTGTTTTACCATATCTTTCTGTATATTCATTTGACAATCCAAATCCATGTGCAATCAACCATGCAGTGTTATTGATATTTTCTGCAGCCCAGGCGGTGCAGGGATGACCTCTGAAGGCGCCTTTATCAGTTTTGTAGGGTGTACCATCCCTTTTGGTTAATTGACCCCAATCAAAGTACCATTTGGAATATACCATTGATAACATTTGACATGTCTCAAGGGGCATTTTGACAATGTGTTTGTCAGGTAATACTCTTGCCGATTCATAAGGGCAAGGTTCAGTCACGAATACATTCATAATTAATAATTATAGGTGCAGGGTCATTCCAATGGCGTATGTTCCCTGCGATAATGAAACAATTAGTAACAACTAACTGTATAAAAATAAAGGTGCGAATCTTTGCAATGGTGTCTGCTTCCTTGTTGGACTTACCAGACTTTTCTCCAAGTGCTTTCGCCCATACTCTCCAAAACTTCTTCATATACCTAACAACTTTCGTTGTCGTTCAAAGTATCCATGAAGAATCCATGAACTGCTGTTCATCTTTTCAGTTCCACCAACAGCCCACTCAAACTTTACTCTATCATTATTTCCAAACTTATCAAGCTCTGGTGTGTTACCTTTTGCACGGTCTCCACCATTACAAAAAACAACTGTTTGAGATATCTCTAGACATTTCTCAATCGCACCACAGGCAGAATCATCAACGTCATCCCAAGACACAACGGCATCAACCATATTCAGATGACGGATGATGTCTGCTCTTTCTGTCCAAGATTGAAAGTATTGACCTTTCTTACGAGTCAACCAAGGATCTCCGTTTAGACCAACAACCAGATAGTTTGATAAGTCTTTTGCTCTCTCAAAGTATCGAATATGACCACTATGTATTGGATCGAATCCACCAGTGACAAGACTTACTTTCTCAAAGAACATTACTCAAATGTAGAATCAGGTTCAAGTGCAATGTAATATTTTACATCAATATCTGTATTTGAGAAACAAGATAGAAGTTTTGATGATACAACCACGTTGTATGACCCAGGCAAGATCTTAATATTCTCAACCTTAAAGTTAAATACAAAGTCATTTACAGTTTCACCAACTCTAACTGAGAAGTGATTTGATGTATCATTCTTCTTATCTCTAATCACAATATCAATGTGACCATCTTCACCAATTACTGATAGATCAGGAACTTGATAAACCGCAGCAGCTTTGATAAGTTTATCTAACTGTGTGGT